TGTTGCCTGCAGCCATTGCATAGTTGTTGCCTTGCATACGGCCAAAACGAGCAAACGAGCCCTCAGCTTGAACAGTTAGATAGTCAGCCTGACCTACACCACCTGAGTATGGAATACCGTACTGAGCCGATACATCAGATATAAAACCTGTCCAAATAAGTTTGGTGGTTATTGAGGGTGTGATGTTTCTAATCCTGAGCTGTGTACCTGAAACCAAAGCCGTAATGGGTGAGGCATAGCCAGTGGGGTAACGCATCTCGACAGTTGCTGTGCCTGTTTTGATTTGGTCTAACTGTGAAATACGGCCAGCATTGAAATTGATATTTTGCACATTGGTTAGTGCTGTCCAGGTAGAGCCATTTGTCGAGTAGGACACTTCATAAATCTGCAGAGCCATGATTAGTAGATGTTGCTCACACGGATAGGTACAGAGCCGTTTTGCCTCATGTAAGTACGCAAAGCATTTACCACGCTTTGAGGGTCGCCACCGTTCACATTGATAGTCACATTGCTGCCACCCATCTGGCCCATACGATCTAACGGTATGACAGCCTCTGGGCCTTTCTCGCCAATCATGGCTAGGGTCGCGCTAGTCACGATGCCACCCTCAGCCAGCATTGGAATGTTAGGTACATCGAAGCCTTTGCCACCGAGGCCAGGCACCCAGCTAGGAACCTTAAACGAAAGTTTGCCGATGGTGTTATTCCAGAGAGTAGCGATGCCGTTGAAAATGCCTTTGTAAAAGCCGTAGAGCGTTTCAAAATAGCCTTTGATTACACCGATACTGACCGATACAACTGTTTGTATAACACTGAAAACGCTGTCCACGATGTTGCGAAAGCCCTCAAACTTTTTGTAAGCAAGCACTAGGCCAGCAATAAGAGCAACCACAGCAATAACTACAAGTGCAATGGGGTTGAGAGACATAACCAGGTTGAACGCTGCAGTAGCCACTGTGGCTGCGATGGTGTATGCAGCCTGCAGTTTTAGATAGGCGTTGTACGCAAGAATAATGCCAGCCAGCGTGCCGATGACACCAGCTACTGCCAAAAATGCTGTGCTGTTCTCTGCTGCAAAATTAGCCAGGCTAGAAAGCACCGGCAGTACAGCCTGGATTGCTGGCATGAGTGCAGCACCAATTGACTCTTTGGTTTCTTGCAGGCTGATGCTTAGGCGTTTGAATTGCCCCTGAGCAGTGTTTGCAGCTGTCGTTGCTGCGCCACCTGTGGCTGTGCCAATGGCATACATGACATCTTCAAATGATGCACCGTCCTCGATCATCTGTCGGTACTCTGGTGCCAACTTGGCTAGGGCTTTGAGGTTGCCACCGTAAGCCTTCTCTAAGGTTTTTGTAACTGTCGCAAGTGGTACGCCTTTTTGCGCTGCAATGTCCATAGCAGCCGTTGCTAGTTTTTGTGCATCAGTAATTGAACCTGTAGCTCTAACTAGGCCAGCAAAAGCAGGGCGTAGCTCATCGTCCGTGATGCCTAATAATTTGCCTTGTGCAGATACCCAATCCTCAACACTGGCAATTTGTGCAGCGTTGGCACCTGTGGTGGCTGTGAGCTGGCGCGCTAATTCTTGCTGTGCTGCATCGTCCTCGATGGCTGCTTTGGTTGCGTCACCCAAAGCAACGGCTAAACCAGCCACGGCTGCAGCTGCAGGTAGCGCTGCTTTCTTTAGGGCAAAGTTGGCTTTAGCGCCTACGGTCTCAAGGCTGTTGAACTCCTTTATGGCTTTGTCAATGCCTTTAGAGTTGAACTCAGAAACAATAGGAATGTAAACAGCCATTAGCCCAGTGTCCTGTTCACCTGGTTGAGCACTTGCTCAATGGCCTGCAAAATGTCTTTAGTGGCTTGACCATAAATGTATTCACGCTCACGCCACATACCACGCTGGGCAGGGCCGTAAGCATTGGTGAGGTATGCAGAGAATTGACCAGAGTCGCCACGCAAACCTGCCATGTCAAAGATTGCACCGGCAGCATCTTTTTGTAGCAATGTCACAAGAGGCGATGAGCCACGCTGGCTGCGCCCACCCACCTGAATGGTTACACCTTTGCGCACTTTCTTAGGGTCATACGAAAGGCGACCTGTGCCTTTTTTAGAGGGTGCCATACCTGATAGGGGTGGCTGTGCAGGGTAGGTCATTGAGACGCGGCTAACCATCTCAGCACCACTGGCCTTGATCTGGTTCACAGCTTTGAACTTGGTTTTGCTGTCAATCTTTTGCAGTTCAGCCAACGCTGCCTTCAGGCCGTAAATCTCGGTGCTTGCTGTAACGCTCATTTGGCCTTTTTCCTCTGCTCATTGATAATACTAATGCAGGTGTTCAGGTCGGGTACATCAAACTCTATTTGTGGTGGCCACCAGCCACACTCGACTAGCAGTGTTGCTAGGGAATGTCGGTAGGTGCCACCTCGGTAGGGTTTGCGTCTGGTTGCTCGATCACCTCAAGATTGACAAGCTGCTTGATGAAGTCGTCAAGCATTAGAGGCACAGTCACTGCACCTTGCTGTTTGCTTGCCTCGTGAGCCATGTATGCCAAGTCCTCAATACCGAGGCCACCATCTTGTATCTGGCTAATTTTGCGCTTGTATTTGCGCTCCCACATAACGATTGTGTAGAGGTTCGTGGTGACTGTGTAGTCACCCGAGCCGATGTTTACGAGCATGGTTAGTTGCATGTCGGGTCTGCTTTCTATTTAGGGTTTATGGCGTTGTAATGTCGCGTGCGAATGAGCCACCGGTGAAAGTAACCTCAAACATTGAGAGCTCACCGTAGGAGCCTGTGATTGGCGTGAACGATGCGAGCATGGTGTTTGTGATGGTGTACTCAGGGTTAGACGCTGACTCGGTAGCACCTGCAGGTGAAATAACGATTGTTGAGGTACCTGTGCCGAGAGCAGCAAAAAGGGTGGCCTCAACTGAGGTTGAACCGTAGTAGGCGTAGCAGGTCAATGTAACTTCGCACTGTTGGAGCCCCTTCACGAAATAATGGGCAACATCTCCAAAGCTAGTGCTCTCTAAACTGTCATAGCCCACCGAAATTGAGGCCGATGAAGTTACCGAGGTTGCGTCAAACAGTGTGCCAGATGTGGCAGGCGTAATTGTCACTGTTGGGTTTGTGAGATAGGTGGTAGTGCTGGTGGCCATTTTCAGTCCTTTGGTGTTAGGTGTTGTCGGCCACCAGTGATGCTTTTATTATGTCAGATTTTACTAGGGCAGGTGAGCATTATAGGTATGCAGCCTGCAGGGATATTTGTAGATCGTAAGCAGGGAACTCTTGCCCACCGATACTGGCAAGCCCTGGCCTGCCATCGGTCACTGCAACATTCTTATCGAGTAGTGCAGCTGCGATTGCGAGCAATGGCCTGAGGGTATCTAGGTTGCCTGGGCCTATACCGATGACGCGCACAGGGAAACGCATCGTCACGATTTTGTTGTTGAAAGCCTCAAAGGTAGGGGCATCAATAAAGCAGCAATTGCTGTTGAGGTTTCGAGGGTCTGTCACAACTCGCAAGCCACTGATGGTCGCCAGCGTGGTAGCTAGGTCGTCTATGGCCTCATTGAACAGGTCTGTGTAAGCCATTACGCAACAGCAGGCCTATCAATACCTAGCAACTGTTTCACCATCGGTGTAAAAGCATTGGTGGTAATTGCTTGACCCATTGCATCAAAGCTTGCAAACTGATCGATGCTGCCACGCTGACGGAAATACGCGCCACACAGCATTATTGTCGCAAGCGTGCAATCGCCAGATGGGCTAGTTGCAAGCGCATCGTAATAGCCTGCCTCTTGCCTACGCCGATAGGCGACCTGGTTACCGGCAGAAACGCACTGTGCCAAAAAGGTTGTCTCATCGGCGCTGAGTGGGCTGGGCAGTCCGAGCCATAATTGAACATTTGCACTGGTCACCCAAGTGCAGGTTTGCGTATAGGTCAGGGTGCCAGGTGGGATTGCTGCAGAGCGTTCTAAATCAGTGTCGGCATCGTAAAACATCACCTGGTTAGGTATCGGCACATCAGGGTTGAGTAGCAGGTCACCTTCAGAGTCTGTGCCTGTGTACAGATACTGAGGCAATGCGTAAACAGTGTGTGTGCCGTTGAGACCGTGGCCTAAACCAGCAAGGGTAATGCTTTCACCGATGGCAATGTCGGTTGCCTCAAGTGTTTGTACAACAGCGTAATTATCTAAACGCTGATGAAAGATGACTGAGTATGTAGCCATGATTGGCTATCGCCTTTCGGGTTAGGCGATTACGATGCTTTGAATGAAGCTTGACTTAGCCACGAAAGTAGCAAAGTAGCCGTAGTAAGAGAATGTGCGTCCCAATGTGCTTGGTACTTCTACTGACATGAGGCCACGCTGTTGTTCGTAGATTTCGTAACCAGGTGCGTACACAACAAGCATGGTGCCTGCAGCAAAGTTGTTATCCACAACAAGGTTGAGACCCATGACATCCATACCGGTGTAAGCAAGGCCACCTACACGACCAATGCTGTTTTGTCCGATAACACCGTTTGTGGTGTAACCCAAGATTGGGCGCTTCGAGCCGTCAAGCTGTGAGCCCAACTTTTCCCATACATCTGGGCTTACGCACAAGTGGGTTGGGAAGTAGTTGCTGTCCTCGGTGATTTCGCGCGCTGCGTCATACAAAGCGTTGATCAGTGATGTTGGGTTGTCAGCTGTGACAGTCCATGTTGAGCCTGATGCTGTTTTACCAGCAACAAGGTTGTCGGCTGCGATGTTGTCTGTTGCAATCAGGTACTCGCCTGCAAGGTCATTGAGCACAAGGTTCAATGCTGCAGGATCGGTGAAGTCAATGTCTTGTACTGACAAAGTGACCTGGCCAGCAACTGTGGTTTTCGTAACAGTGTTAGAAGCAATCACCATTGTGGTGGCTGATGCTGCAGCGCCTTCAGTCTGTGTTGCTGCGCTGGTGTGCGTAGTAATCGTTGGGCGAATGAAAGTCTTGCTTGGTGTGTTTGGCATGGCGCGTGCACCAAAAGCCGATACCACTGGGCGTACAAAGTTGAGGTCTTGGAACAATGGCCCAAGTACCGGCACTGG